TGCTGCTGCTCGGCGCATTTCCGCGCTGGGGTTATAGCAGCGGATGGGGATATGGGCCAAGCGGAGTGATCGGCGTGATTCTCATCGTCGTGATCGTGCTGCTGTTGACCGGACACCTATAACATGAGCGTTCCCGAACCAGTGACAGATCCGACGCGCGACACAGGTCGCCGCGCGCAGTCGATCTACGACTTGGAAAAAACGCTGGTCGGGTTCCTCGAAAACCTGTTCGACGTTTACCGGCTCGATAATCCTACGCTCAACTTGGCGCAGCCGTCCGGCGAGCCAGTAGTGCAGCCGCTGATCGTGCATGATCCGGATCAGCCGCCCGTGAGCTATGACTACATCGAGCGCGCGCACACGCTTGCGCTGAAGGTTCCGCCCCGGATCGAGCGCGGTCGGGTGCCGCGCACCGTCACCGGCGAGATCATGACGGACAAGATACCGGATTGCCCGGCCATTCTGGTGCAGGCCATCGGAGCCAAGATCGAGAAGGACTTTGTCGACGTGACGGTGCGCGTCTCCGTGGCTGCCTACGACGAGGATCCCAAGAGCGGTGGCTACCAAGACGGCCAGAACATGGTCGAAAGGATAACGATCGCCTTCAGCGGCTTCGGGCAACAAGGCATCGACCAAGCGTACCCGATCATCCTGCCCATCGAGTGGAAGCTGCTCGACGAGGCTTTCCCGCACTACATCGCCGAGATGACGACGCACTGGGAGCTGCCGACCGCGCGACCGATGCCGGATCCCGAGGACTGGCTAGCCCCGGGCGAGCACTTGGAGATGCGACTGCAGTTCAACGGAGAACAGCAATGACGAAGCAGAAGCAACCGATCAAGATCACCGAGCGCCGCCGGATCACCGGGCAGGTCATCTACATGGGGCCGCACGTCCGGCACATCGGCTTGTCCTACGGCGCGATCTTTCGCGACGGCATCTTCGACCAGCTATACGAGGTGATCGACCGCTGCCCGGCGCTGGGCGAGCTGTTCGTCCCCATAGGGGAATGCGGTCGAGTCCGGCGTGAACTCAACTTCGACATCGCCCGCAACATGCGCGGCACCAGAGGGAAACACGTGACATTTTATCGCGAAGTGCAGAATTGGCTTGCCACGCAGGCCACAGAATCTAAACAACAGCAAACAGGAGTGAAACTACAAACCCATGTCTAATCTCGGCCCTTTCCCGCACGGCGTCAGCTGGGCTGACGTTCCAACCAGCATCATCGCCCCCGTCGAAGCGACGGCGGGCATCAACGTCGTCTTCGGCTCGGCCCCGCTGCATCTGGTCAAGACCGGCAAAGATCACATCAACGTGCCGCGCATCTATAACCGCTACGAGGACGCGGTGCTCGAACTCGGCTACAGCGGCGACTGGGCCACCTATGACATCTGCGAGCACATGGATGCGTGCTTCGTGGAGTTCGGCGTGTTCCCGGTGGTCTATGTGGCGGTGAATGATCCCGAGGCCGGGGCCGTCGCCATCGCGCCAGCGCAGGTGACGCTGGTCAACGGTCAGGTGGACACCGGCGAAGAACTGATCGCGTGGACAATCGTGGTAAAAGACAGCGCCGGGACGATCACCTATGTCGAGGGCACGGACTACCTGCTGTCGCTATCCAAGACAAACACGACGATCATTACCCGGATCGCCACCGGCACGATCCCCGCCGACAACTCGGTGCTCACGTTGGAAGGGATGAACCCGACCGCGACGCCCATCACCGCCACGGACATCATCGGCGGCATCGACGTCACCACCGGCAAGCGCACCGGACTAGAGGTCATCGAGGACGTATTTCAAAAAACCGGGATCGTCCCCGGCGTGATCATCTGCCCGAAGTGGAGCATGGATCCGACCGTTGCCGCGGCGATGGAAGCCAAGTCCGAGAACATCAACGGCTGCTTCGCCTGCAGCTGCCTCATCGACGTGGATACGGCCACGGTGGTCAAGGCGCAGGACGTGAAGGCGTGGAAAGACAGCAACAACATCGCGTTCCCGCGTCAGGAGTGCTTGTTCGGGATGCCCGCGCTCAAGGGCACCACGGCCAGCAAGGTGTTTCACTTCGCCAGCCAGCAGGGGCCGCTCCTTCAGTGGACGGATGCCTATCGCGGCGACGGGCTGCCGTATCACTCGCCGTCGAACAAGAACCTGCGGATGAACGCGCTGCTCTTGGCCGACGGTTCGGAGCTACCGATGCACCTGCTCGACGCCAACATGCTCAACGGCCAAGGCGTGGTTACCGCGCTCAACTGGATCGGCGGCTGGCGCTCATGGGGCAATCGCACGGCGGCGTATCCGGCCAACACCGACGTGAAGGACATGTTCATCCCGGTGCGCCGGATGTTCGACTTCGTCGGGAACAGCGTGGTACTGACCATCTGGCAGAAGGTCGATGAACCGGGCAACCGGCGACTGATCGACTCCATCGTGAACAGCCTGCAGCTCTGGCTGGACGGCCTCACGAACACCGGCGCGCTGCTCGGGGCGCGGATCGAGTTTCGCCATGACGAGAATCCCACGACCGAACTGCTCAACGGTCACTACGTTTTCCACATCTACATCGCAGTGCCGACGCCCGCCGAATGGCTGGACTTCAGGATCGAGTATTGGGTGCCGTATGTGGCGAACCTGTGGCCGGCAGAAACGACGGCGGCAGCTTAAAGGAACCCAGAAAAAAGGAGGCTAAATGCAGATCCCAAATCACGTAGCGAACTACTCAATCTTCAAGGACGGCAAGCGGTTGATCGGCTTGGCCGACGTCACGCTGCCGAACATGCAGAATCTCACCGACTCGCTGAAGGGCAGCGGCATCTTCGGTGAGATCGACGTGCCGATTCAGGCGCACTACCAGCCGATCACGGTGACGATGAACTGGCTGGCGGTGGTCGATCACATGCTGTTTGCGACCATCCAAGACGGCGCGCAACTGGACGCGTGGTCTGCGGTGCAGATGCACGACACCGGTACCAACAAGATCATTCACGTGGGCTGGCGCTTCGTCATGGGCACCCTGCCCAAGTCGCTCAATTTCGGCAAGCTGGAGGTCGGCACCAAGGGCGAGGCCGTGTCCGAGTACGAACTGATCAGCATGCGGGTTTTTTTCAACGACCGCGTGGTGTATGAGATCGACAAGGTAAACGCCGTCTGCCGAGCGTGGAGCGGTGTCCAGCTGATCGATAACGCGCGGCGGATCCGACAGCTGATCGGGCTGTAACTAACGAGTTGTTGAAGATTGTGGCGGTTTCAGCATAAGCTGGAAACCTATGGACAAATCACTATTAGACGCAGGGGGACGGGTCGCCGAAAAAGTCGGCGGCACTAACAGCAGCGACGTGGACGAACAGGCGGCGGTCGAGATGACCGAGACTCATTATCGGGAGCTTGCCGTCGAAAAGGCCGCCCCGCCGCTCCGGGTCAAGATCGAGCCGCCGGTGGAGTACGACGGCCAAAAATACGGCGAGTTGATCTTGGACTTCGACTCGATGATCGGCAAGGACTTCCAACGCGCGGAGCGCGAATTCTCGCGGCTTTACAAGGCCGACAGGAACGAGGTGCCGCTGCCGGAGGTCAAGCACCTCTACCACGCCATCATCGCGGCGCATCTGGCCGATGTTCCGCTGGGCGTCATCCTCAAACTACCGCGGCGCTACTACGTTCCGCTGCGGACAGAATGTTTAAAAGCCTGTGGGAGCTCGCCGGACGAGGAGAAAGCGTAACCGATCTCCTGCGCTCGATCTCGATGCGATTGGCGCGGGCGACCGGCGGCGGCGTCGAGTACTGGCTGAGTCTCCCCATCTCCGAGATGATCGCGTATCTGGCAGAACTAGCCTCGCAGCTGGAGCAAGAGAACGAGGCGGCGTCGAAAGGCAGGTGATGACGGCAGGTGCATAAGCAATACACCGCCATATTCGCCATCGGTGGCAAGCTGCTCGGATCATTCCGGGGCGCGATGGCTGCCGCAGGCGCTCGGCTGCGCGCGCTCGGTCGGACTGCGCGTAGCGCGTTATCCGGGCTGGGATCCATCCTGTCGAAGCTGAGCATCGCCTTCAGCGCGTTCGCCGGTTACGCAGCCGGGAAGGTCATAGGCAGCGTCTTTCAAGGCGCGGTGCAGCAGGCCGTCGAGATGGAGGAACGCGTCCGTTCGATGAACTACACGCTGCTGCAGAACAACGCGGTGCGAAAGATGGGTCTCGCCTACTCCAAGGAGCAGACCCGGCTGATCATCGAGAATAACGAGAACCTAGCCAAGACCGGGGTGCTGAACGACGACATCTACAACGAGATGGCAAAAGGGCTGGCGCTCTACGCCATCCCGCCCAAGGCCATCAGGGAAGCGGTCGGCCCCATGGCCGACATGCTGGTCGCCACCAAGGGCGTCATGGCTACCGAGGAAGATGCCGCCGGACTAGCTACGTCGCTCGGCAAAGCCATCGTCGGCGGCCCGACGCGCGGGCTGCAGAAATACGGCATCGTCCTCGATAAGAACTGGAAAAAGGAATTTCCGACGCAGCGCGCCCGGATGGAGAACCTGAAAAAACTGATCAGCGCGTACAGGGGCGCGAACGTAGCCGCCGAAGGCACGCCGCTCGGCAAGATCCGGCAGTTTCAGAACACCATCCAGAAGACGCGCGAGGAGATCGGCATGCGGATGCTGCCGGCAGTTGCCGCGCTCGCCGACGCGTGGCGCGAGTTCCTCACCGATCCGCAGATCAAGGGAATGCTGATCAAATCCGTGGATGCGCTGGCGACCGGCATCACGAACGTGGCGGACATCGTTCGTAACGATCTGATCCCGATGCTGTCCGCCGTCGGCCAATCCGACGCGTTCAAAAAACTGAGCAGCACCGTTACGGCGGCTGCGAGCACGCTCAAGAAGTTTCTCGACATCGGCGGAGCCGTCGCCAAGGTGGGTGCCGCGTGGGACGAGACGTTCGAACAGCGGCGCAGGGCGTTCGCCGGTCTCCCCGGCCCGTATCTGCCGGACGTTACGCCGATGGAAAAGGCGCTGGTACCGATGCAGAAGCTCACCGGGGTGGAGCTGTTCAAGCCGATGGTCGAACCAGCAAAACAGTTCAACGTCGCAATGGATCAGCTGCCTAGCAGCCTCGCGCCGTCGGCGGCGGCGATGAACGACCTGAAGGCCGCCAGTCGCGATGTTCTCGATCTGTCCATCAAGCTGCCACCCGAAGCGATACAGGTGGCCGAGACCATGACGAGGCAGGCCGACGCAGTGGCGGCCGCAGCCACGCAGGCGCAGAATGCGGTCAGCTGGTTTCAAGTCCTACGCACGTTGTTCATCGACATCGCGAGGATCGGGCCGATGGGGCCGATCCAGATGGCAGCGCAGCAGTCTCCGGTTGGAGTCGCAGCGCCTCCTGCCGCGCCTGCGCCTACGCCCGGAGGAATGCAGCTGGGCGGCATCGTGCGCAGTCCGATCTTCAGCGCGCTAGGCGAGCGCGGCCCGGAAGCAGTCATCCCCCTGTCCGGCGGTCGTCGCGCGGCTGGCCTGCTGAACTACGCCAACCGGATGCTGGGGATGAACGCGGGCGCGACGGCGGTCTCGTTCGCGCCGGTCGTCACCATCAACGGCAACGCGACCGAATCGGAGCAGCGCGCCATGGACACGCGGCTGCGGGATCTCTGCCGGGATTTCATCTCACAATTCAAGGCGGCGCAGTATCAGGAGCGCCGGTTGAGCTACCAAGGTGGCTATGGCTGATCGAATCTACGTCTCTATTCAGGACGACCGCTGGGACATGATCTCGCTGCGCGTTTACGGCGGCAAACGGGGCGATGATCACCTGATGCACAGGCTCATCGAGGCTAACTACCCGCTGCGCGAGATCAGCGTTTTCCCGGCAGGCATCGCGGTGGTCGTGCCGCCGGTCGCGACCCGAACCGACATCCCGCTGGTTCCATGGAAGAAAGCGAGCGTCCTGACGTCATGATCGGACAAGTTCGAGCGTGCAGACCTGCGATCATCCTCAACGGGCAGGACTTCTACGGTCAGCTTGCGCCCTACCTGCTCAGCCTGAGCTACACCGACAACAGCGACGGCAAGAAGGCCGATGACCTGCAGTTTCAGCTGGCGGATCGGGACAAGCGGTTCATCTCGGACTGGATGCCGGACAAGGGCGTTTACGTGGACGTATCCATCATCTGCGAACGCTGGTTTTCGCTGAACGCGCCGCCGCTGTCACTGGACTGCGGCCGGTTCTGGATCGACTCGATTGATTTCGAGCTCCCGCAATCGACGGTCTCGGTCAAGGCCACGTCCATCCCCACCACCGCGCACTGCAAATCGAGCGACGAAACGCGCGGCTGGGAGAATTCCACGCTGAAGGACATCTCCCAGCAGATCGCCGGGGAGAACGGCATGGAGCTGGACTGGCAGAGCGATGTCAACCCGAAGTACGCGCGGGTGGAGCAGACCGAGGAAACGGCGCTCGGGTTCCTGCAGAAGCGAGCGGGCGAGGCCAAGCTGGCGATCAAGGTGCATCGGAACAAGATCGTGGTGTTCGACGAGCAAAAGCTCGAGGAAGCCGAGCCGCAGTTTCAGGTCGTCTATGGCAACGGGCTGCCGTCGGGCGGGCTGCCGATCTACCGGATGTCGAGCGGCCATTTCGCCACCAAGCTGACCGACGCCACCAAGGCGGCCACGGTGTCCCACGTTAACCCGCGTACCGGCACCCTGACCAAGCAGAAGTATTCGGCCAGCGGCGACGAGCCGGATGACACCTACAACGAGAAGGTGAACGACGATCCGGGCTACAGCCCAGACGAGGATTCTGGCGCGGAGGACGGCGGAGGCGACGGCGGACTGCGCTCGGCTAGGGACTCAGCGGACAGCTACAACGACGACGCTGGGGGCGCTTCTGACAGCGGACAACGACGCGCCAAGGCCGAAGTCCGAGACAAGAACAAGGAGAAAGACACCGCCAGCATCGCGCTGTCCATCGGCAACCCACTGATCGCGGCTGGCATGACGTTCAATCTGGTCGGGGTCGGCCAGTTCGACGGCAAATACTTCGTCCAGTCGGCCAACCACGACGTGGGCGAGATGTATGAGACCAAGCTGACGGTGCGCAAATGCTTACAGGGCTACTGACATGCGAAAAGATTTACTGGCCGATACCGACTACACCAAGGGGCACGACAACCGTTTCGGCAACTCGGTCTTGATCGGATTCGTCTCCAAGATCGAGTGCAACGA